ATGTTCCGCATGAACACTGGCACGAGATTTAGTGTAAACGGCAAGGAGTTTCGTTTGATGAATGATGACTCTATTGAAGCTGTTATTCCTGACCCTCGTGGTGTAATGGCCGTATAGGAGAAATATTATGGGTTTTCAAAAAGTAGAGTTTGAGTTTCCTGATGGGGACGAAGACGACAAAGTTGAAGTTGATAATTCATCTGCTCTTGAAGTAGATGTTGGTGAGGGTAAGAATACACAGGGTAAAGAGATTAAAAAGCCTGTTGCTAAGGAAATCGAAAGTGAAGTAGAAGTTGAAATTGTTGACGACACACCTAAAGATGACCAAGGCCGCAAACCGTCTGACCCTCCAGAAGAAGTTACTGACGATGAGTTAGAAAGTTACTCTGAAAAAGTGCGTAATAGAATTAAACACTTTACCAAAGGTTACCACGACGAGCGCCGGGACAAAGAAAAAGCGATACGCGAGCGTGAAGAATTAGAGCTTGTCACTAAACAGCTTATGGGTGAAATCAACACCCTTAAAGATTCTGGCAACAAAAGCCAAACAGCGTTACTGCAACAAGCCAAGAAAAACGCGGATTATGAGTACGTTCAGGCTAAAGAAGCATACAAAAAAGCGTACCAAGATGGCGATGCTGACAAACTATTAGAGGCGCAAGAAGCACTTTCTAATGCTAAAACAAAAGTTGATAAAGTAGCATCTTATAAAATTGCCCCTTTACAACAACAAGAAAACAGCGTAGAAGTTGATAGTAACGAGTCATCACAGAAACCCCCAGCTCAGCAGCAGGGCGTTGCCGTAGATGAACGGGCCGCAGGTTGGGCCAAAAAGAATACGTGGTTTAATACCGACTCTGAAATGACATCCTACGCTTTAGGGCTGCATAATAGGTTAGTTAAAGAAGAAGGTCTTGACCCAAAATCGGACGACTACTACGAGCGCATTGACTCTCGTATGCGACAGTTGTTCCCCGAAAGATTCGAGGATACAGGGGAAAAACCCGACAAGCAGCAACGGTCAACTAACGTGGTTGCTCCCGCTTCGCGGAGCACTACACCTAAGAAAATTAGGTTAACGCAATCACAAGTAAGAATAGCTAAACGCTTGGGGTTAACCCCAGAACAATACGCCAAACAGGTTGCACTAGATATGAGGAAGAATGGATAATGGCTGAAAATAGACTTAAACGCGACAATGAAACACGTGAAACTGAGGTTCGTACGAAGTCATGGCAAAAGCCTGAACTTCTACCCACTCCTAATGAGGAACCGGGATATGAATTTCACTGGGTGCGAGTAGCTACCCTCGGTCAAGTTGACGCCATAAACGTATCTTCCAAACTGCGTGAAGGTTGGGAACCGGTCAAAGCGACAGACCACCCCGAAATTATGATGGTATCTGTTGAGCAGGAACGCTTTAAAGATAACATTGTTATTGGTGGTTTGATGTTGTGCAAGACACCTAGCGAGTTTGTAAAAGACAGAAATGACTTCTACAAAAAGCAGACTAAAGCACAAACTGACTCGGTTGATAACAACCTCATGCGGGAGAACGACCCTAGAATGCCTCTGTTTACAGATAGGAAATCTAAGGTCACCTTTGGTACTGGACAATAACTAGGAGATAAAGCCATGGCTTATCCTGCTATCGAGGCCCCATACGGGCTTAAACCTGTTAAACTACTAAGCGGTGTTCCCTTTGTTGGCGTAACCCGCCACTACAGCATTGCTAGTGGTTATGACACAAGTATCTTTTACGGCGACGCCGTTAAGATTATCGCGGATGGTACTATTGAACGTGAAACTGCTGATGCTGCAATGGCATATATCGGTGTTTTCTTGGGATGTACGTACACTTCACCCGCAGTAAAACAAAAACTGTTTAGCCAGTATTACCCTGCAGACACGGCCGCAACTGACATTGAAGCATTTATTGGTGATGGTACTGATATATTGTTTAAGGTTGCTGTTACTTCAGGCACTACTGTAATTGGTGAAATGACAAAAGCCGCAATTGGGTCGAACGCTACAATGCGTAACGCCACTGGCAGTGCATTCACTGGTAATTCCGCTTGTTCTATTGACGATGCTTTTGCGACGACCAATACTTTACCCCTCCGCGTTGTCGGTGTGGTTGAAGAAACTAAGAACGCCGCAGGTAACTACACTGAAGCTTATGTTAAGTGGAACGCCGGTCATCAATTCAACAATACCACTGGCGTATAGGAGAATAACTTATGGCTATTTCACGCGCACAACTACTTAAGGAACTACTACCCGGTCTAAACGCTTTGTTTGGTTTAGAATATGGGAAGTACGAAAACGAACATTCACAAGTGTTTGAAACCGAAAGTTCCGAACGTAGTTTTGAGGAAGAAACTAAACTATCAGGATTCTCAGCGGCCCCCGTTAAAGCGGAAGGTGCAGCTATGGAATATGATAACGCTCAGGAAGCATGGACTGCACGCTACAACCACGAAACTATTGCAATGGGCTTCTCTATTACAGAAGAAGCAATGGAAGATAACTTGTATGACTCGTTATCAGCCCGTTATACCAAAGCACTAGCTCGCGCTATGGCGTACACCAAGCAAGTTAAAGCAATGGCTATTTTAAATAGCGGCTTCGACACTGGCGTAACTTACGGCGACGGTAAAGCACTGTTCGCTACTGACCACCCACTGGTTTCAGGTGGTACTAACTCTAACCGTCCTGCTGTCGCGTCTGACCTTAATGAGACTTCTCTTGAAGCCGCCGTTATTCAGATTAGTCAATGGACAGATGAACGCGGTCTTTTGATTGCAGCCAAGCCTAAAAAACTTGTCGTCCCAACACAACTTATGTTTGTAGCAACTCGCTTGCTAGAGACTGAGCAACGTGTCGGTACAGCTGACAACGACCTCAACGCTATAAAAAGTAATGGTAGCATCCCAGAAGGATACTGTGTAAACCACTACTTGACGGATACTAATGCTTGGTATTTGACCACTGATATTCCAAATGGTCTTAAGCATTTTAACCGTGTGGCTATGTCTACATCAATGGATGGAGATTTTGACACTGGCAACGCTCGTTATAAAGCGAGAGAACGTTATTCGTTCGGTGTATCAGACTCACTAGGTATATACGCTTCACCGGGCGCGTAAGCATTCGGCCAAGTACATAAAGGGGGCTATATGCCTCCTTTTTTATTGTCTAGCTTTCTATGATAATTTGTTATACAGTGGCTATGGGTACAAATTTAGCTATATAGACAGGTAACTACCCACCTGACTTTGCACAGACTATATAGCGCAACCGTGCATAAGGAATTTCCTATGGGAACCACAACTTTTTCAGGGCCGCTAGTTTCACAATCTACTGTCGTACCTGCAACATACACAGTCGCAAACGCACCAGATGCTTCAGCAGCTAATGCAGGGGCGCTTATATACGTATCTAACGGCGCTGCAGGGGACCCTATTTTGGCTTTCTCCGATGGCACTGATTTCTTACGTTGTGACACACGAGCGGCTATAGCCAGCGCATAAGGGGTAATTTATGAGAATCATAGCTCCCGGAACAGAAGAACTTAAACGCCGTGGCCTTGACCCAAAGGGTGACCTCCTAAAGAAAACCCCGAGGACACTTGCTAAAAAGGCAACTAAGCCCAAGCCAGTTAAGGGGTAGTTCATGGCCGATAAAAAAGCAAAACCCGGACTATATGCAAACATCCACGCTAAGAAAAAGCGAATAGCTAAAGGTAGTGGGGAAACGATGCGTAAGAAAGGTGAGAAAGGTGCACCTACAAAAAAGCAGTTTACACGTTCTGCTAAAACAGCTAAGGGGAAATAAACATGGCTTCTGATGTAAAAGCAATCCGTGTAACAGGTACAGGGCTTGTAAATATTGGACCCGCACGTATCCGCGCAATACATTTAGCCTCTGGCTCAGATGTAGCACGTCTTACCATAACTAATGGTTCCGGAGGCGCAACCGTTTTTGACGGTGATTTTAAAGCCTCCGACACTACTTATATTGGTATACCAGACCAAGGCATACGGTGTGAACAAGGTATAGTCGTGAGTACGTTTACCAACCTAACTTCAATAACAATCTTGTACAACTAGGGTAAAATTTATGATGAACTCAAAAAGTAAAATGACGAAAGAAGAAATGATGAAGCAGGAAATGATGAAGCAAAAAATGGCACAAAAGAAAATGGGTGGCGCAGTAAAAAGCGGTAAAAAGTATGCCAAAGGTGGCAAAGTTCGTGGTGCAGGTGCTGCTACAAAAGGCACTAAAACCGCTAAAATAGTCTAAAATTAAGGAGCCGTAGCTATGCCTACTTCGGGTACTACTAACTTTGGGATGGATTTTACAGAAATCGCAGAGGAAGCATGGGAGCGTGCTGGACGAGAAATGCGTTCTGGCTACGACCTTAAAACCGCTAGACGTTCCATGAACTTGCTTACTATAGAGTGGCAAAACCGTGGGATTAACATGTGGACGATAGACGAAGGCACAATAGCTTTTACAGCAGGTGTGTCCAAGTACACGTTACCAGCGGATACCATTGATTTATTAGAGCATATAGTACGTACAGGTGCAGGGCAGGTTTCAACACAAAGTGACCTCACCATAACACGTATCAGTGTGAGTACTTATAGTTCTATACCTAACAAGTTAACACAGGGCAGACCTATCCAAATGTGGATTAACCGTTTGGAAGCCGCA